GTCGTCGGTCGTTTTCTTGGGCTTGAATTTTTCCACAAAGCCCTCGTAATCGTCGAAAATCCCTTTTTGCGACTTTCTGCGATTCGTGAACACGTGCTCCTCTTGGCCGAATAAATTTATACTTTTCATATCATGCTGCATTTTCAAAATCCAAAATCATACGCCCCAGTGTTTCGCAGATCACGCGGGCCATTGTAACCTCAACAGCGTTGCCGATGAACTTCTTCTGCTCGGCCTGCGTACCCACCAGCTTGTAGTTGGCAGGGAACCCCATGATGCGTTTCAGTTCGGGAATCTTCAACATTCGCATCTTCACATCGACCAGCCCGTACAGCGCCATGAACTCCTTTATCTGCACCACGATCGGGCTGTCTGTGGTATATACCTCGTAGATCAGCGTATCGCCCTCGCGGCGGATAAACGGAGCGACCTGCTCGCCGTGCAACCGTGCCGCCTCAACGCCTGTAGATGTTCCACCGGCGCCGCAAAAGAGGTCTATGTACAGAAAGCGGATCATAGCGTAATGTTTTCAAACATCCCCAGCTCTTTACTGCGGCGTCTGTTCTCTATTTCGATATATTTGGGATTTAATTCGAAGCCGATAGCATTTCGGCTGAGTTTGTTGGCCACGATGCGCGTGGTGCCGGAGCCGTTGAATGGGTCGAGTACGAGGCCACCGGCGGGACACCCGGCAAGGATGCACGGCACGATCAAATCCTCGGGGAACGTGGCGAAATGGGCCTCTTTGAACGGCTGCGGGGGAACTGTCCACACGCTTCGTTTGTTGCGCGTCGTTGAAACTTCCGGCGCTATCTCGGTGTATTCAATCGCTTCCGCACGACCGGAGCGATGGAATGATCCGTGGCCGCCTTTCCCCGTGTCCCATCCTGCCGGCTTGCGCTGCCGGTTCTTGCCGACGTTCGGATGGTTGATCAGGTTCTTGCCGTCCTCGAATTTCGATTCGTTCCACCCGGTCGCCGGCTCCTTGATCGCCTCGGCGTCGAAGTAGTACTTGGCCGATTTGCTGAACAGGAAAATATACTCGTGTGCTTTCGTACATCGGTCTGTGACGCTCTCGGGCATCGGGTTCGGCTTGTGCCAAATGATGTCCTGCCGGAGATACCAGCCGTCGGCGCGGAGGGCGAACGCCAGCATCCAGGGAATGCCGATAAGGTCTTTATTTTTCAGACTTTTGCACTCCAACCCAAAACCGGATTTTCGAGTCGGCTGGCCACGATGTCCGGCGTAATCCGTTTGTGCGTTTTTTCGGACAGCATTGCCCTTGTAGGAGTTGTAGCTATCGCCCATATTCACCCACAACGTCCCCTCCGGCTTGAGCGCACGCCGCAGCTCGCGGAATACCGCCACAAGTTGATCGATGAAAACTTCCGGCGTTTCTTCCAGCCCGATCTGACCGTCCACACCGTAGTCACGCAGCCCATAATATGGCGGCGAGGTGACGATGCAGTCTACGCAACCGTCCGGCAGCAGTCGGGCCGCCGCAAGCGCATCCATGTTGTAGGTAGTATTGATTTGCATAACTTTCGTTTTATCGGTTTGAAGTCAGCCGAGCCACCAGCGCGGCGCACTCGTCTTTTGTGCGGGGCAACTCGATCGTGGTGGTGCGGCCAAGGTCGGCAAACAGGCGCTTCAGCATCTTGATGCGGAGCTTGCCCTGCTGGGTGGCCACGCCCTTGGTGTCGATCGCCATGTCGTAATCCGGCAGGTAGAAGTCTAACGTGTAGGTGATCGCCCGAACGTTCTCCCCGTTGTAGGTGAACGGCTCCTGCAGGGTGTAGCGTTTTTGAAACAGAAAGCCGATTCCGTGCGATTTCAGCAGATCGTGCATGTAGCGTTCGAGTCGGCTGTCGAAGATTACCCCGTTTTCCTCTGTTTTCGTCGCGTTTAAGACCTTTCGATTGCCGATAGTTATACTATTTCGGGGGAGATCGCCGGAAATAAGCCGTCTAAATTCGCTTGCGGTCATCGTGTCGGTGTTGTCGGTCGATTTTCGTCTCATGCTTGTATTGCGGCTATGTCGATTTTACGCATCCAGTACTTCGTGCCGTCGGGCATTGCGAGGAACTGGAAATCGTCCCACGCCCCCCGGCCTCCGTCTACCTCGGCGATCACCTCGTTGTACGTGTATTTGCGGCCCGTGTCGGCTTTGCGGCTCTTGATGATGATGTCGTGAGCCACGAACGAGGCAAACGTCGAGTATGCGGATTTGTTCCTGTACGCCCCTTTGTTGTCCATTGCCGCGATGATGCGGTTTATATCCTCGGCACTGAACTTGGCCAGAATGTCGCGGGCCTGCTCCTCGGTGATCGGTTCGGCCATCGCTGCGATTTCGGGATAGGCCGAATCGAGCCAGTCGAGGAACTCGGCGGTTTGGTTTTCCCCCACACCCCCTTTCCATGTAGGGATTACTGTGTGTGTATTACTCTTACTGTTACTCTTACTCTTAAAAAAAGGAAACTCGCCGATAATTGACGAAAAACCCTGTTTCCGCCTGTTTTCGGCGTCGAAAACTCCCGCCGGCTCTGTTTTTTCAACATTTTCAGCGTCGAAAATCATTTCATTTTTGGGGTTTCGCTCCTTTTTCGTTGTGTTTTCGCTTGTTTTCGGCTCATTTTCGGCGTCGATAATTTCCGCGCCCCCTGCGTCTATTTTGCTTTTTGCCTTATTATCAAGGAAAAGCAAATCGCGCTCGCGCTTTAATAGCAAAGGTTTCAGGCCGTTACGGTGTTCGGCGGAGAAAATAAACCCATCCCCGATTTCCAACAGGCCGATTTTGACAGCATATTCTACTATCGCTATCAGCTCCTCCGGTTCAACGTCGTAATCGGCCGCCAGCAACTCGACGGTCACATCGTCCCACTTGATGCGGAACAAATCGCTACTGGTCAGCGTTTCCTGCAAATAAGTCCATACCGCATACCCCAAGTGTGAAAACTTGCGCCGAATGGCCTTTACCATCGGTTTGTTTCGTTCGTTTACGTCGTGCGGGAACCAGTCCGCATTTAGTTTTCTCGGTCTTGCCATAATTTCCCAACCTTAAATTTTCTTACTCATTTAGTTTTCGGAATCCAATTCCCACAGTAATCGGAGCAGTGACGAGCTTCGAAATAGCTTTCGGGGACATCGTGGTGTTCGCATTCACCATACCCGTTGGCGTCTTCATACTTGAAGCAATTGCACGATCCGCACACCTTGGTTCCGTTCTCCGTCACCCTGTTGTATTCCGTATCGATGTCGGCGGAGTATCCGGGGCATGTGTCTGGCTTATTCATTATCGTGATATCTTAAGAAATTAAAAAAATCCGTACATTTGCATCCGCTCTCAGTATTGCCTCGCTCGCCACATATTTGCAAGCAAAACGCATCGTTCCCTGCACGTGCTTTCGAGACTGGCGGACAAATAGAGCGGGTCATATAGACATCCGATCCGCTTGGCGACCCACAGCGGTACCCGCCCGTCGCCGATGTACGTCGCCATGATCGCATCGCACAGCTCGCATTCGTCGTGCTTGATGCACCGATCGCAATTCTCGGCGTCCCAGGCCGCCAACTCGCTGCGGCTGCCAAACGTCCTTACGGGCGTGTCTTTTTCAAAGGGGTGGTTGTTCCATTCCATAATCGGGGATATTAGTTTGCCAAATACAGCCGTACACGGCCATCGATGTAAAACTGGATCTGCAGCCCCAGCGCCTCCAATACATCCGCATAATTCTCGCGGATATAGTGGGCTGCCCGAGGGTCTGAAACATAATCGCGATAACGGATCACGACACGGCGCAAATCTCGCACATTGTCGGTATTAACAATAGCATTGAACGAGGAGGTGCAATACTTGTAAAATCGGCGATGTACCTCTTTCGCCGCGTCCTTCATTTGCTCGAAAGTCTGTTCCATTTCATACGGTTTTTATAGGTGATCCTTTTTTCCGCCCATCCACTCGAACGGATCGGGCATACAGTCCAGTTTTGCGCGGTCATTTACCGGTGACTTTACACGACGATGCAACCCTTGCCGATATATCATCATCTCTATGCTGCGAACCGATCGTCCGTACTCCTCGGCGATTGCCTGCACATCCTCGCCGGACAGATAGCGGGCGATTACGTCCTGCACCTCGAATTTGTCCCATCGTCTGTACATCTTTCCCATCGCTGCGGATTATTCGTGATTGTCGAACCAGCTGGCGCGGTTGCTTTGCGAGGCGACCAGCTCTATACGTTCTGCCAGCACACGGCACTTACTGTTGCGGGTTCCGTCTTTGATTATCTCGATCAGCCCCTCGGCAGCCCACCGATCGACCGTACCACGGCCGAATTTCCGGTAGCATTGTGTGAGGGTGTAGTATTTCGTATCGTCGGCCAGCTCCGCCCGGGCCATACGATACCCGGCAGCGTAGGCGGCGGCTATCTGCTGCAAATGCAGTCGGTCGAGAGGTTCGTGGTTCATGGTATTACGATTTACGGGTTACTTTGATAACGCCGGTTCCCCTCAACGCGGAGACCGACAATTTGATGTTTTTACCCTTGCAGTAGCGGCAGGCGTTGGCCCGCACGCTCGACTCGGTAAACTCGGCAACGCTGAACTCGACGCTTTCGCCAAGCCTCAACGCGGCAAAGGTTTCGGAAAAGTTTACAGTTCGAACTAATTCGGCCATAATTGAAAATCTGTTTATGTTTCGCTCCCGCGCCGGTATCGCTCCGGGTAACCGCTTGACGGTTCGCGGGAAAACACTTAACTTTAGGCGTTCAACTCTAAAATTTAAGTGCTATGAAAAGTTTCATCGACAAATTTCGTGAGGAGCAAGAAAGCGCCCTTACAGTCGCACAACTCGAAGAAATAAGCCGCAATAAATGGTTGTCAATCATTGCCCTTATTGTCAGCATCGCCGCGCTCATCGTGGCCATCTTCAAATAATTTCGAGTACTCCCGGCAGCAGATTGCAGCAATCTGATCGGCATGCTTGGTTATAACCTCTTGAAACCCGATCGGCTCGACGCGTTTTTCAAGGTTGGTAATGCGGCCGTGTATGATCGTGATACGCTCGTTCAGCATGTCGATTTCCGTCTCAATGGCAACGCGCTTTACTAAATGGTCGGCCTCTTCTCTGGTCATTTTGTCCAAGCGGGTGGTGTAGAAAATCGTGGCGATGCTCGCGCCGACGATCGCAGTAGCAATGGCGATAATAATCACTGGTGTCATGGCTATTCGTTTTTTAGGAGTTCGGGGTTGTCGTGGATGTTGCCAATGACTTCTTTTCCAAACTTATAAATCCAATCCTGATCCAATCTTAAATAACATAATTCCTTTCTATCGACCAAGGCCCCCATAAAAGCTGCGTTGCCGGTATGGTAAAAGATTCTATGAGGGCGAGTTTTATCCTCGGACAATGGAGAGCGTATCACATCCCCCTCGTAAATCTCTTTACCGTGTTCGTCTTTCAACCCCGTGTACTGGCCGACGGTGGCGGGATCGACCCGAACCCAGTATTTTAGTTCTTCGCTCCAAATGAGGGTTGCCTTGTTGCGCGTATCGAACCACAAGGAACCGAATACCCATTTCCTTTCTGCGATACCTATACCTCTGTACCTAATCTCTCTCATAATCTCGTTTATTTGATTATATTTGTAATTACTATTGTAATGACAATGCAAATATGAAAAGAATATTTATCACATGCAAATAATTTGATAAAAATATTTTTCAATAAATATGTTAAAGGATAGGTTAGATTTGATAATCAAAGAGTTGGGATTATCTGGGAGGCAATTTGAAAAGGAGTGTGGCCTACCTTCCGGCTCGTATTCAAGTATATCGGATGGGGTTGGCGCGAACAAATTGAAGCAAATATTTATCAAATATCCGCAAATCTCATTGGACTGGGTAATTATGGGAACCGGGCAAATGTTCAAAAATAACGATGCTCCATCAGAGAAAAATGATAAAAATTCGGAACGAATCGATAAATTATTGGATATTGTCGCTTCCCAGCAAAAGACGATTGAATTATTAGCCCAAAAAGGGGCTGCGGTGGATGTGCAGGGTGTTGCTGGCAAGGCGGTACAAGGATAA